GCATACAAAAACGGCACTAGCCAAGGCGTTGCATTTACTGGGTTAAGCGGCGATTACTTTTTTGCTGTTGGCACACTAGCTGGTGCAAACACTTGTACTGGCTATGCCAATTTTGGTCAACAGCCTTGGGCGTATTCACCCCCAACAGGCTTTGTAGCGCTCAACACATACAACTTGCCGACAAGCACTATTGTCAAAGGCAATACGGTGATGGATGCTACGTTGTGGACAGGGGATGGATCAAGCCCACGGACGATTACCAACGCAGCGTCATTTCAACCTGATCTAGTATGGGCTAAAAACCGTTCTACATCTGGCTACTGGAACGTCTTGTTTGATTCTGTGCGCGGCGCTGGTAATCAATTATCGTCCAACGAAACCGATGCAGAATTAGCAAGCGCATCAAACGTAGCAGGAAAAGTATCTGCGTTTAATTCTAATGGCTTTAGTTTGGCTACTGGTTCATCTAGCATTCGTTCTGTTAACGGTAGCGCAGAAACCTATGTCGGCTGGCAATGGCAAGCAGGACAAGGCACAAACACAACCAACACCAACGGCTCAATCACATCGACTGTGAGCGTTAATGCGTCTGCTGGGTTTAGTGTGGTTACTTGGACAAACAACAACACAGCAAACCAATCTATTGGTCACGGTCTTGGTGTTACTCCATCTTTAATTATTACGAAAGATAGAGATAACGGTACTTATAACTGGGCTACATGGTTTACTGGTTTTACCGCCAATGAATATTTGCTTTTAAATACTACTGGTGCAAAAGCAAGTTACAGCACTCTTTGGTATCAAACTCCTGATTCTTCCAAGTTTTACATTGGTTCTACAGGAACTGGTTTAAATGCTGGCACAGATAGAATGGTTGCCTACTGCTGGACACCCATAGCAGGATTCAGCGCATTTGGTAGCCTAACTGGTAACGGTAGCGCCGACGGTCCATTCACATACACTGGGTTTAGGCCAAAGTTTATTTTGTTCAAGAATGCTAGTGCTACTGCATCGTGGTGGATATTTGATACTGTTCGTAACACTTACAACGTAGCAGACCTTGGTTTGCGCCCAAACCTTTCTGACGCAGAATCAACATTTTCTACATTTGATATTTTGTCTAACGGGTTTAAAGTTAGAACAAGTGATTCCGGATTAAACGGATCTGGCAATACTATTATTTATGCCTGTTTTGCCGAAAACCCATTCAAGAACGCTTTAGCGAGGTAATAATGTTTGCAATCATCTCCAACAACGCCATCGCTATGCTCGTAGCACCAGGCACACCATTTGAATGGGACAACGTCCAATACCCTGCTAACTGGTGCAACCTGTCTAGCCCCGAAGAAAAGGCAGCTATCGGCATGGTTGATGTGGTCTACGGCGCACAGCCTTCGGATGTCTATTACTGGGTTAGCCAAGACGCTCCTGTTTACACCGGCACGGTGGTTGAGATCAACTACACAGCGACACCTAAAGACTTGTTCATGCTTCAAAACAACGCTGTTACAGCCGTTCAGCAACAAGCGTATTCAATCCTGTTGCCAAGCGATTGGCGTGTGGTGAAAGGCTACGAAACCAAGTCAGCCATCCCAACGGATTGGAACACTTGGCGCCAAGAAATTCGCACACAATGCGACGCGCAGATTATTGCTATTACCAATTGCACGACAGTCGCAGAGCTTGCGGCTTTACCACCAGTTACTTGGGCGCACGATCCTAACTACGTACCACCTGTACAGGAAGACGCGCCCGCTATATAATTTTTAACGTATCGGCCCGTTAGACCGAGGATTCTAAGGAATCACAAATGTCAGAAGAAGTAACCTTAGCGGAAGTACCCGCGCCGGAACAGGACGCTACGGCAGCACCTGTACCCGAAGTTTCAGCGCCGGAAGTGCCAGAAGTTGCATCAGAAGACAAGCCCGCGGAAAAGACTTATACGCAGGCCGAAATCGACGCAATGATTGGTAAGCGTTTAGCAAGAGAGCAACGTAAATGGGAAAGAGAACAGGCCCAGAGGTCCACACCTCAAGCCCCGACTACTCCTGTTGTCCCAGAGCAATTTGAATCGACCGAAGCGTATGTAGAAGCACTTGCTGCGCAAAAAGCCGATCAACTTCTGAGGCAACGTGAGGAACAGAGGCAAAAGTCTGAAATCTTAGAGTCCTACCACGATAAGGAAGAAGAAGCGCGGGCGAAGTACGACGACTTTGAACAAGTCGCCTACAACCCTAACCTTCCAATCACTAACGTGATGGCCGAAACCATTCAAGCTTCTGATATTGGTCCCGAAATGGCATACCATTTAGGCGCTAATCCCAAAGAGGCTGAACGGATTTCCAGATTGTCGCCCTTTTTGCAAGCAAAAGAAATTGGGAAGCTCGAAGCCAAATTGGCTGCTGATCCTCCTACAAAGAAGACCTCAACGGCGCCAACGCCTATTAGTCCGGTCACTGCTAGAAGCACGGGGTCACCCTCGTATGATACAACCGACCCACGCTCAATTAAATCAATGAGCACCTCGGATTGGATCGAAGCTGAAAGGCAGCGTCAGATTAAGAAGCAGGAAGCGCTACGTAACCGCTAACTTACTTTTCTAAAGGAATTGCCATGTCAAATAGCTTATTGACCATTGACATGATCACCCGTAAGTCGCTCGAAATCCTCGAGAACAACCTGGTGCTCACACGTAACGTAAACCGCCAATACGACGACTCGTTCGCCGTTGAAGGTGCCAAGATCGGATCGACTCTGCGTATCCGCCTACCCGACCGCGCTCTGGTCACTGACGGTGCCGCCCTGCAAGTTCAGGCCGACAACGAACAGTACACAACTTTGACTGTGTCGAGCCAGAAGCACATCGGTGTTAACTTCACATCCGCTGAATTGACCATGCAATTGGACGATTTCGCAGAGCGTGTTCTTAAGCCTCGCGTATCGCAGCTTGCCTCTTCGGTTGACGCCGACGTTGCAACTTCGTACAAAGGCATCTACAACTCGGTAGGCACACCAGGCACTACGCCTTCAACTTCGTTGGTTCTCTTGCAGGCCAACCAGAAGCTTAACGAGTTTGCCACACCAATGAGCCCACGCTACGCGACTGTTAACCCAGCCGCCAACGCTGGTCTGGTTGAAGGCATGAAGGGCTTGTTTAACCCAACCGGCACTATCAGCCGCCAGTTCAAGAACGGCATGATGGGCGAAGGCATTTTGGGTCTGGACGAGATCAACATGTCGCAGTCCATCTCTACTCACCTGAACGGCGATTGGGGCACAACCATCACTGTGACTTCAACTGTCACAACCGAAGGTCAATCCACTCTGCCAATCAGCTTCACTGGTTCAAGCAAAGTCTGGAACGTGGGCGACGTCTTCACCATCGCTGGTGTCTACGCTGTTAACCCACAGACCCGTCAATCGACCGGCAGCCTCCAACAGTTCACAGTAACTTCGGTTGGCACTGGTTCTTCGACTGCTACGCTGAACATCAGCCCAGCGCTCTACACGGCTGGCAACGCATTGGCTACTGTGGACGCGTTCCCTGTTGCTGGCGCTGCTGTGACGATGTTGGGTTCGGCTCTGACTGCTTACCCACAGAACCTGGTCTACCACAAAGATGCCATTAGCTTTGCTACGGCTGACTTGTTGTTGCCACAGGGCGTTGACATGGCTTCGCGCCAAGTCCACAACGGTATTTCGTTGCGTATCGTACGTCAGTACGACATCAACAACGACCGTATGCCTTGCCGTATTGACGTGCTGTATGGCTACGCTGCCATCCGTCCCGTCACCGCGGTTCGTATGTGGGGCTAAACCAGTGGGGGCTTCGGCCCCCATTTGTAACTTTTTTTAAGGAAAATTATCATGGCACTTTCTAATGGCACAGGCGGTTATCAGGTCGGCGCAGGCGCAGACGGCGAAGCAATTCTTTCCGTTCAGGTCGCTCCTACCGCGTTGACAGCCGCAGCAACTGCAACGGCTGCACAACTCTCTGGTGGTTTGTTTACTTTTAACGGCACTGCCGGCAACCTTACGCTGCCAACAGTCGCTGATTTGGAAGCAGGCATCCCCAGCGCACAAAAAGTCAACTCATCGTTTGACTTTTACGTCATCAATACCGACGGCGCCGACGCAGTTACTTTGGCTGTTGGCACTGGTTGGACGATTGTTGGCGCGGCTGCTGTAGCTGCAACAACATCAGCCCATTTCCGCGCGCGCAAGACTGCAGACGGAGCTTGGACTGCATATCGTATCTAATGTAGCGCCCGCCCTTCGGGGCGGGTTACAAGGAAAATATTATGGCGAATACCAAACCAGTAGGCGTAGCCTTTGCTGATCCTCAGCTAAGTAGCATTACGTTTGACAACGGGCAACAATTTGTTGCGCTGACGACGGCTATCACCGCCAACAGCACAACGACTTCCCTGCCTTCAGGTTCTATCGGCATTACTAGCAACGCCACTGGCGTAGGCTATCTGTTTATGTCCGACGGCACAAAATGGCAGTACGCTAAAGTAGCTTAATAAGGTGGGGGCTTTGGCCCCCAACTCAAAATGAACATATACCTCAAGCATCCTGTGCACGGCAACAAAATCGCTACGATGGAACTCGAAGCGGAATTTGATGAAAAAAATGGCTGGGTACGATATACTTTGGATACGCCCGAGGCGGAGCCGGTAAACGAGCTAAAACGTAAACGTAAAACCGCGGAGTAGCCATGAGTACAACAGCCGGCGATCAAATAAACGGGGCGTTGCGCCTAATAGGCCAATTGGCCGAAGCTGAGACGCCGTCTGCCGCTACTTCGGAAGACGCGCTTGCCACGCTCAATCAAATGCTCGATAGCTGGAATACTGAGCGATTGTCGGTGTTTTCCACGCAAGATCAAGTGTTTTCTTGGCTGCCTGGGTTTAAAACCCAAACGCTAGGACCTACGGGAGATTTCGTTGGAAACCGCCCCATCTTGGTTGACGATTCAACTTATTTCCGTGATCCTGCTTCTGGCATTTCATTCGGCATTAAGCTAATCAACCAACAGCAATACGACGGTATTGCGGTCAAAACGGTCACGTCGACTTATCCACAGGTTATGTGGGTAAACATGGAATACCCTAACATCTCGATGACGGTATACCCCGTACCTACTAAGGTGTTGGAATGGCACATTGTGTCGGTGCAGGAGCTTACAACGCCCGCACTATTGAGCACGCCCTTGGCGTTCCCGCCAGGCTATCTGCGCGCGTTTAAATACAACTTGGCGTGCGAGCTTGCGCCTGAGTTTGGCGTTGAGCCCTCACCCACAGTGCAGCGCATCGCTATGACGTCTAAGCGCAATCTCAAGCGCATCAACAACCCCGACGACGTTATGTCGATACCGTACTCGATTGTTGCGACACGTCAGCGCTTTAACATCTTTGCCGGTAACTACTAATGCAATCGCCTATCCTCGGATCAGCTTATACGGCACGCAGCGTCAACGCTGCGGATAACCGTATGATCAATCTCTTTCCTGAGATCATCCCCGAGGGCGGCCATACCCCCGCGTTTCTTAACCGCGCGCCAGGCTTGCGTTTAGAAGTTGCGGTTGGCACGGGTCCAGTACGCGGGTTGTGGACATTTGGATTGTACGCATACGTGGCATCAGGGAATACCCTATATAAGCTAGACACCCAATACAACATTACAACGCTTGGCACGTTGGCGAACGACGGTCCAGTGTCAATGGCCGACGATGGCACGCATTTGTTTATCGCGTGTAACGGCCCAAGTTTTGTTTACAACGCTACAACCGAAGCGTTTGGTGAGATCACCGACCCAGACTTCCCTGGTGCGTTAACGGTGTCTTACCTTGGCGGCTACTTTGTATTCATTGAGCCAGACAGCCAACGCGTGTGGGTGACGTCATTACTTGACCCGACCTCTATTGACCCGCTTGATTTTGCAAGTGCTGAAGGCAGCCCTGACGGTTTGGTGTCGTCCATTACCGACCACTCTGAGGTTTGGCTTTTTGGCACAAACTCGGTTGAGGTCTGGTACAACTCAGGTGCGGCAGATTTCCCATTACAGCGCATTCAGGGCGCGTATAACGAAATTGGATGCGCAGCTACCTATTCGGTTGCAAAGCTTGATAACGGCCTGTTTTGGCTTGGTGCTGACGCCCGTGGGCGTGGCATTGTCTACCGTGCCAATGGCTACACCGGCACACGCATCAGCACCCACGCGGTTGAGTGGCAAATTCAGCAATACGGCGAC